TTGTATTGCTGCGATTCCGCGACCTACGTTTACGTGAAGGCGATTGAGATACCAGTGCCCCACCAGGTACTTGATCGCTAGTTTCAGCTCATCGGGAACAAGATTTAGGGAATAAGCGCTGGTACTGCCTTGAGGCGCCGGGCTGGCGAGCACCAGATTGCTCGAATCAGTTACGGACGCCAACGGGTAGGACTGCCCCCCGATTACAATCTGCTGCATAGCAGCCCAGGTCGTGTCAAAGGCCTGGCCTGCAGCCAATGATACGTTCAGCCCGGTGTCGTCTACGCTAACCAGGCCTGAGTACCGTTGATACCCCGCCTGGAATCGCGTATTGATCGGGCGGGACGGCGAAAGCGGAGAAGGCGGCCAGATCTGTCCAAACTGTCTGACGATTGAGCCCGGATCCCCAGAAGTATTGATGTCATAAACAGACGGCGAAACAATCGATACCGTCTCCGTGTTGTCCGTGTATTTGAACCATGGGAGTCCGGAGTCCTGATCGGTCACCAAGCCAATTAGCGGAGCGCGCGGCAAGAAGATCCGGTCCATAGGCCACGTCTGTAGCCAGAAATCCCAGGTGGTCGGTAACAAGCTTCGATTCGTGCGCTTCTCGATCATCCTGCGGGCGGTAACAATGTACCCGGCAATTATGATGTCGTCATCTGTAAAGGACGGTTCCACTTGGCACTGGAGCTTCGCATCCACCAATGTGATCGGCTCATCTACCGGTCGCGTAACCAGATCGAGCGCCCACCAGGCCGTCTGAATACGGTCGGGAGCAAGCCAGGCAGGGAGAGACCAGAAGATCGAGGACATTGACTATGCGGTTGCCATTGCGGTTTGTTCAAGTTCTCGCCTCAGCCGCGAGATCTGTGCCTTAATCGCACGTTTAGCTGCAATCGGTGCCCAATCTCGCAGTTTGCCCTCGGCAAAGTCGATTTCCCATTGCAATCGGACCTTCCGCCATTCCGTGGTGCCAATATGCTGCTTGCAACAGCCAGAGGTCTCACCGTAAGAGGTGCACAACTGACACACGGGATGCTGGCACCCTCGCACACAACATAGAGTGCGTGCCGCAACGCTCTGTATCTGTTCGTGAGTCTGGGTCATTTGTACTGCCGCTTGGGAGTATGCGCCGTCTCTTTCGGGACGGCGCGTTTCTTACTTGGTTTCGCCGGTTTTGCCATCGTCTTTTGCAGTAGGCGTGGGCGGTGTTGCCGGCTGCGGTTTCGGAGCCTTTACGATTTCTACTAGGCCTTCCCGCATCAAGCTTTCAGCCAGAGCCTCTGGTACATCGACAACGTCTCCGATTTTGTAATGGAGCACCGCGATCCCATCAGCAGCAATTGGTAAGGTATCGCGGGAGACGGGAGTCTTACCGTCCGGCCCCATGGATCCATTGATGAACGGAAATTTGATCACGCGCACTTGTTTCATAGAAGCCTTTCTTTTCTGGACTTGGATTTAGTCGCGGGCAGCTTCTCAAGAAAAAGCTGCCCGCACCAGGGAATCGAACGGGCTGCTTTAGCTTGCAGTGATCGCGGCCGGCGACGTGACCGGCATGATCTGAGCGTGGCCGAGTAGTCCTACGATGGACACCTGGGCCAAAGTCAGCGTTCCGGTCAGCACGGCATTGACGCGGACATAGCGCTTCCGGCCGAAGTAACCCAGCGCGTACACCTGGTTGATAGTGCCTGCGGCATTAATGACTACCGTGGCATTGGCACCTGTGACTTCGACAAAGTTGGGATTGCCGGCCTGGAAGGAGCCAGGCTGCTGCACATCGGATGGTCCCGGGGATCCGGACGGAGTGGGCGGAGTCGCTGTACCCACGGTTGTGAAATCGGCTCCGATGGTATCATCTGATTCCTGGAGCGTGAAAGTGAAGTAGTTGCTTCCGGTCTCCCCGGTGAAGCCTCCGATTTCGATAAGAACCATCGCCGACTCGAAGCTTCCGGTATCCAGTACCTTTGAAGTAAAGCTCGCCGCGTGCTGATCCGTGGGCGGGCTGAGCTGCACGACGCCGAGATTGTGAAGTAAATCGCGAGAGGCCATAGATTTCTCGTCTCCTTTTTCCTGTTGAGTTTGCCTTGGAGTTTTCCTCTCGCGCCTACTGCAACGAGTGGATCTTGATGGCGTCGAAATCTTTCACGGCGCCGCCGACACGCTTGCGGGTATACATCAGGACGAAGGGCTTCGCGGTGTAGGGATCGCGGAGCACCGAGATTCCAACACGATTCACAATCTGATAGCCCTGTTTCCAGTCGCCGAAGGCCATCGCATTAGCACCGGCGCCCACATCCGGCATGTCGGTCGCGTAGAGCAGAGGATAGCCCAGAAGTGGCGTGTTGTTCAGGTTGCCGTTCACCAAAGGCTGGAAGATCAGGCGCCCGTTACCGTCCGTGATGTTCAAGATGAAATACACAGACTGGCGGCGCACCAGGAACTTCGCATTACGCTGGTAGGGCTCTTTGAGAGCGGTGATCAGCTTCGTCAGTCCCAAGTAGGAAAAATTGGCAGAGGTGCCGGAATTGACCTGCTCCAGCTGGTTGTAGCCCGAGAACGTCCCACTCGAGACAACCGTAGTGGGGTAGTTCAAGAATCCCTTGGGCTGTCCGGTTCCATTACCCGACACGAAGGCTGTATTCTCGATACGCATCAACTTGTCGGAGATCTTGTTCGCCAAGTAGCTATCGAGATCGACGGCCGCATCTTCGATCAACTGCTGCGAAATGGCCGGCTCCGCATATTCTTCCTGGGCCGGAATCTCGACGCGACCAGGAGTGATCGTGTTCGTGGCGGTCCGAGTCGTCCGCTCCGCTACCCAGCCAGCATTGATGTCCGACGGATCTTCTGGAATGATCAGCGAGCGAGAACTGATATTTGCTACGTCTGCCTCCTGCCACATCGGCGACGTTTCAAAGATGCGCTTTACCACTTTATCGGCGATCTGCGGAGGCAGCAGGAAATAGCCGCCATCCGGATCAATCCCGACCGACATGTCCTTCTGCATGTCCGGACCCATAAGGGAGAGGCTGTCCTTATTGCCCACGGCCATGTAACGCTTGAACGCCGCGTGGTATTTATTGAGAGTTTCCACGTTGGGTTCATAGCCGGGGAATTCCTTGCCGTGAATTCCGCGGAGGCTTGCCAGGCCTCCTTCGCCGTCCGGATTCTGCACACTCTTGCGATGTACGGCAAAGGTCGCCGCCTGACGCTCTTTAGCTTCCTTCGCAACATCCTGCGAATCAGCACCAGTGGGGCGGTTCAGATTCGCCACCTCGGCCGAGATCAGTCGAACCGCTGCTTCGTGTTTTTCGCCGATGAGATCCGCGAGCTTCCTCATCTTCTCTTCGAGAAGTACATCACGATCGGTCAAGGCCTTAGAGTGTGTGGCTTTGAACTCTTCAAAGCCGGTCCCAATCGCTTCGATGGAAGTCTTCAACTGCTGTTGGGTCGTTAAATCCATTCCGGGATTCCTTTCTGTTTGGATGGTTAGTTGGAGTTACGCATTCGGCTGAATGCGCTTCGAACTGCCTCCAAAAGCGAGTGGGGTTCCCGGTTCGCTTCTGTCGGACTCACTTCCTGCTTTCGCAGGCAGGAAGCTGACACGAAACTGCAAATCAAGCTTTTAAAAGTGGGGACTGGGCCGGCATTGCCGTTTACCGCAAGAAGCCTGAGTCCCCGATCCGGCGTACATCCGGAGTATCCTCAGCGATCGGTGGTATCTCCGTCGCCGCTCTTCTTCAGAGTTCTTACTTCTGAACCGCTACGGATGCCTGGGTCCTTTTGAGCGCCTCGAGTAGATCATCCTCGGCAGACTTACCTCCGCCAACTGGATTCGGTTTGTTCACGTCGCTCCAATAGACGCCTTGGGATAAGTCGTTCAACACCGCGATGGCATTGTGCTTCGCGGCTTTCGATTGCTCGGAGTGACCCATGGACTCCATTACGTATCCCTGGCACTTCTGAAGCATCTTCTTCGTGGCAGCGCTAATTGCCCGGCCCTCTTTCTGCGAGATCTTCACCGGACCAGTTTCGAACTGCTTCGCCAAGCGCGATTGAAGAGTCGCCATGCTCACATCCGAATCGCCGTCCTCGTCGTCGGCTGGGCAGGTGATGTCAACGAACCGGCTCCACCAGGCGGAAAGAGCCTGGCAGTACTGCGTGCACGAGTCCGCAATCGAGGACTTCTTGTCTTCGGACTCCATATCCTCGTCGTTACAGATATCGTCCACAGTCTTGCGGAATGCAGATTCCATAGTCCAGCGGATGTCATACAGCTGATCCAGCGCTTGAGCTGTCGCGAAATTTGAGGCGAAATCGTCGGCCTTGAATCGGACCATAACATCTCCTTCAGATTTGAAGGGCGATTCCCGCCCCATCTTCTTGTAGTACCGAGTAATGGCATTGCGGACCTTAACCTTGTCCGCTTCCGGGATATCCGTCGCATTAACTCCGTGGCCACCGGCGGCCGCCATCACGCCGCGCGGCACCGCCAGGAGTTTTCCATCGATCACATCGCCGATCTGGAGCTTGTAAGATCCAAAGTTCTTC